CTCTTGTGTTGGGTGTAAGTCACTGGACAATTTATGAAAGACAGAACGAATATTCTGAGTTTTCTGATGCGATAAAAAGAGGTCGAGGCAAGGGTATCGCAAATGTAACCAATGCCCTGTATGAAAAGGCCACGGTGGACAAGGATAATACTGCCATGATTTTCTATTTGAAAAACAGAGCAGGGTGGGTTGATAAGCAGGAGGTGCAGTCAACTGTAGAGCAGAGGCACGTCATAGATTTAACTGGGATTCCAAATGAACAACTTCAACAACTTGAACAGGTATTTGAACAGTCTAACCCTAGAACAAGTGAGAGCGGAGAAGTACCGCAGATCATTGAGGGAGTTTACGAAGGCTAGTTGGCCTAGTATTGAGCCAGCCCAACCTTTTGTAAACAATTGGCACATTGACGCAATATCTGACCACCTCCAGGCAGTTGTCGAGGGTGACATTAGGAAATTAATCATAAATGTACCGCCAAGACACATGAAGTCGATCTCAGTTGCCGTGGCACTGCCAGCTTGGACTTGGGCAAGGCAACCAGACAAGAAATTCCTTTACGCATCCTACGCAAGCTCCCTGTCGATCAGGGATAGCGTTAAATGTCGTCGGTTGCTCGACAGCCAGTGGTATCAGGCTCACTTTGGACATGTGTTTGACCTAACGTCAGATCAGAACCAAAAACAGCGATTTGAGAACGATAAGAGTGGAGCTAGGATTGCCACGTCGGTTGACGGTGCGTTAACTGGTGAGGGTGGTGATATAATTATTATTGATGATCCACACAACGTCAGGGAAAGTGAATCTTCGCTTGTTAGGCAAGGTGTACTGGACTGGTGGGATCAGGCCATGCAAACTAGACTGAACGACCCCAAGACTGGCGCATTTATTATAATTATGCAGAGAGTACATGAAAATGACTTGACAGGCCATATTTTGGCAAACGAGATGGGAGATGAGTGGGATCACCTAATGTTACCAGCTAGATACGAGATAGGTCACCCAACGCCAAGCAAATCATCTCTAGGCTTTACAGATCCCAGAACTTCCGAGGGTGATTTGCTCTGGCCTGAACGTGTCGATGAAAAGACGTTGGGTAACTTGGAGAGGTCACTTGGAAGCTACGCAAGTGCTGGTCAGCTCCAGCAGAGACCTGCACCCAAGGGTGGCGGTATTTTAAAGGCTGAGTGGTGGGTTCCCTGGGAGAAACAAGACTTGCCAGACATTGAGTACGTTATTCAGTCTTGGGATACAGCGTTCAGCACAAAAGAATCCGCTGACTACTCAGCTCGAACAACTTGGGGTGTATTTAAGCACAAGGGATTGATGAGCGTGATTGTCTTGGAGATGTGGTACGATAGGGTCAGCTATCCTGACCTAAGACGAATTGCACAGGATGCTTACGAAGATTGGGAGCCTGACGCAGTGCTGATCGAGAAGAAGGCATCAGGTCAATCTCTACTGCAAGATTTGCGTATGGCTGGCATTCCAGTGCTTGAGTATTCCCCAGATCGAGATAAGCAAGCTAGGGCGCACGCAAGTTCCGCACTGCTAGAAGACGGAAGAATTTTCTTTCCTTCAGATAGAAAGTGGGCTAAGGATTTAATAGATATATGTTCGGCCTTCCCAGCAGGTGGCAATGACGACATTGTTGACACATGCACTCAGGCTTGGTTAAGGTTGAGAAAAGGTTGGTTTGTGACGCATTCTGACGATGAAGAATACGACGAGTACCCTGAGCAAAGAAGGATGACAATGTATGGCTAGGTCACCAACAGTTCCTACAGAATTAGCACCATTCGCTGAGGGAACGCCCCTCGATGATTTACAAGTTGAAGAGATTGAGAACGACGAAGTTCTTATTGGCGATCCAGAAATGGATGTTATGCAAAATGAGGACAGTGATTTTGATTCAAACCTTGCGGAAGTTATTGACGATAATGAGCTGGCTCGAAAAGGTCAGACACTTATTTCATATTACGAGAATGACAGAGAGTCTCGATCTGAGTGGGAAGATCGATACAAGAAGGGTTTAAAGACATTAGATCCTGATGGTGGACTTGACGAGTCTGAAGAGGAGCGTGCGACACGCGGTCTATCCACAGTTGTCCACCCAATGATAGCTGAAGCTGCAACTCAGTTTAACGCAAAGGCAATCGCAGAGCTATACCCAAGTGGCGGTCCTGTTAAGACTGTCATTATTGGTGATCCCAATGAGGAGCTTGAGGAACAGGCTCGACGTGTTCGGGAATTTATGAATTACCAGATTACGCAGGAAATGCCAGAATACTTTCCTGACTTAGATCAGATGCTATTTCAATTGCCACTGGTTGGTCAGACTTTCAAGAAAGTTTGGTGGGATGCAAATATGGACAGGCAATGTTCCCAGTTTGTGAAGGCAGAAGACTTTGTTGTCGCCCCAGAGAGTAAGGATTTATATACCTCACCCCGATACACGCAAGTTATCCGAATGCCAAAGAACGACTACAATCGGTACGTTCAATCTGGCTACTACTTACCTGCTGAGTATCAGGGAGGCGATCCAGATCCATCAGGTGATGTAATTGGTGAGATCGAGGGTGTAGATCAGTTTGGCGATGACGCACAAGATAAAATGATGACGTTGCTTGAGATGCACGTCTACGATAATTTTAATGGGATCAATGACACTGACGAGGATCAAGATGAGGATACAATTGTCGGGTTGCCCTACGTTGTCACGATTGACTATGACAGCGATACTATTGTCAGCATAAGACGTAACTGGCGTGAGGAGGATGAGCGCAAACTTCGACGTGACTGGTTTGTGTCTTACAAGTTTCTACCTGGCCTTGGTTTTTATGGATTTGGTTTATTTCACTTAATCGGTGGACTTGGCAAGGCGGCTACTGGATCACTTCGTGCATTGCTAGATTCAGCAGCGTTCTCAAACATGCAAGGTGGCTTTAAGTTAAGAGGCCGTGTGAATGGCGGTGAACTGGAGGTTAACCCAGGCGAGTTTGTTGATTTAGACTCGACAGTTGACGACGTGAATAAGGCGATTATGCCACTGCCATTTAAGGAGCCAAGCCAGTCACTGTTTAACTTGCTTGGATTTATAGTTCAGGCTGGACAGCGATTTGCCAGCACAGCGGATTTAAATGTTGGGGATGTAAACCCTAATGCACCTGTGGGTTCGACAGTAGCACTTATTGAGCAAGGCTCTAAGGCTTTCTCCGCAATCCATAAGAGACTGCATTACGCGCAGGGGCAGGAGTTCAAACTGCTCGCTGATCTCAATGCCGAGAACCTGCCCGAGTCGTTTGCATTTGCGTTATCAGGCAGTAGCGAAGAAGTTTTTGCAGCAGACTTCAACGATCGTATCGATGTTATTCCTGTAAGCGACCCCAACATCTTTTCCACGTCACAGCGTATTGCACAGGCTCAAGCTATTTTGGAAATGGCGAAGGCGGCTCCACAGCTCCACGACATGTACGCAGCGTTCAAGAGAATGTACGAGGCGATACGAATACCAAATATTGATGAGATACTAAAGAAACCTGAAGAGGCTGTCATGCTTGACCCGATTGACGAGAATATGAGCGTCATGTACGGCAAGCCAATTCGAGCCTTTGTCGAGCAAGACCACGACTCGCACATTGCCGTTCACATGCAATTCATGCAAGATCCGACGTTGGCTGGCAATCCAGCAGCTCAACAGACAATGGGACCAATACTACTTGCACATATTGCAGAGCATATTGCGTTACTTTACAGAATCCGCATGGAGGAAAGTGTGGGTGTTCAGTTGCCAGTATTGCCAGACTTTAGAAACCCAGAGTTTAAATTTGAGGATATTAATCCTGAGATGGATCGATTGATTAGCCAGAGAGCGGCTCAAGTTGTACAGGAGGCTCCACAAATGCAACCAATTCCTGCAATACAACAGGCAATGCAGCAGGGGCAACAGGGCGATCCACTACAGTACGCACAGCAACTAGCGCAACTTGAAACCGAGGCACTGAAGGCAAGGACACAGTCACAAATTGAGGCAGATCAGGCGAAGGCTCAGTCTTCAATTCAGATCAAGCAAGCTGAGGCACAGCAGGATATGCAAATCGAGCAGATGAAGGCACAGCAGGACTTACAGGCTAAAATACAGAAGCTGGAGGCCGATTTACAACTTGAACGTGAGAAGAACGCCTCTAAGATACAATTAGAGCGTGAGAAGAACCAAGCGGAGATCCAGATGGAGGCTGTTAAGAATGTCACCGAATGATATTTTAGAATCCATCAGGCCAATTAATCCATCTGCATTTGGCATGACAAGAGAACAGGCAATGATGATACAGCAGGGTGGAATGCCTCCACAGGGAATGCCACAGCCGCAAGGTGGTCAACCGCCAGGTGGATTGGACATGAACCAGTATTTGATGCAGAAGGTCGAGAATATTAAGAAGAGAATGGGTCAGGGCGACATGGGTGCGTTAAGTAGCGTCACCGCAGCGATGCCTAATCCACAGGCACAAGGAGCGTAATATGCCAGCAGGATATGGAGTAGGTGGATATGATGGTAGCGGCACTCAAGGCGGTATGGACAGTGGAATGAGTGCTGGTCAAGGCGAAGCACCAGAAAATGGTGGTAGTTTTTTTAGCAAAATAGGTGATGTTGTTAAAAGTTTGGTTTCTGGAACAAATCAGAATACCCAAAAAACTCAAAGGGCAGTTCCACCTAGCCAGAACTTTTTTCAAAAGAATGCAAACATGAAAGCTCTGCTGGATAAAGGCTACACAATAAGTAAGTCAGGAAACGCCCTTTACGCACCTTATAATGAAAATTTAATTCCTCCCAGAGACCTTGCTGAAAACCAATTTTCAGGTATTCCCAACGAAATTGCATTTCGCAGTACAGCGGCTAGTATTAATCCTGAGACAGGCATGATGTTTAGCGGTGGCGTTAAAGGTGGCGCACTGGATAGGTTAACCAGC